CACTCTGCCAGTGGTCGCCGGCGAGCCGATCGATCCGGACGGCCTGATTCCGATGTATCAGGCTTTCGTCAGGGAGCAGAATCAACGGGCCAAGGCGTGGTCCAAGCGGACCGGCTTCGAGGACTCCACTCTTCGCGATCGGCTCCGGCTGCGTGTTCGTGGTCGCCTCGGTCGGAACAATCCCTTCGCCAAGATGATCGACTTCTCCGGAGCTCGTGACATCGACCTGCTGTACGCCCAGCGCTGTGACGTCTACGTCGAGGTGCGGGCATGACCGAGACTCTGGAGGATGTGACGGCTCAGAGAGACGTCCTGCTGAGAGTGCTGGATCAGATCCGTGGCATCCACTCGCCCTTCATCTGCGGCGAGAGCGGAGAGCGCGGTCCGGACGGCCTCTCTGAGAGGATCATCGTCTGCCCCGCCTACGGAGCCGACGTCACCGCCGTGTACGTAAGACTCAAGAAGGAGAGCTAAGATGACGCAAGACGAGAAGGACTGCCTGCTCGGTCTGGCCAGGGCCGGTCTCAGAGAGCCCGTGTGGATCAATCGCGTCGTAGAGACCAAGGTATGTCCGGTCACCGGAGGACAGCTCTTCCTGTCGGCTACTCGAGCTCGAGAGGCCATCTCCGTCCTTCAGAGCCGGGGCTACGTGGAGACTGACGGCCTGCAGATGTGGACCGCGGCCTGCTGGATCACCGAGAAGGGCCTGAAGAAAGCTGCTTCGTACGAAAATAATGATGTACAAGCGGTGTCTTTCAGAGTAGGATAAGAGAGTAAGAACGCAATTATCGTGCATCTCAGGTGCACGAAGATTCACGCGGAGAAGACTACCATGGCCATCTCGAACCACACCACGGCCCAGCGCGGCCTCTACGACATGCTCACCTCGGTTCCCTTTCAGCGCGGCTATGCCGAGGTTCGTAAGGGCATCCCGGTGGACTACGACGCGTACGACTCCGTCAAGGAGCAGACTCGATACGAGCGCGGCCGGGCCTTCTCGGTCGTCGATCGTACTCCGGTCAAGACGCTCTGGATCTGTGACGCCATGATCGAGAACTTCAAGGCGGCGGTGGCCCGCAAGGAGATCGTGTGATGATCGGATACTATATCACCATGGCCGGCCTGGCGCTGGCCTTCTGCTGCATCCTCTTCGTAGCCCTGGAGAAGTGATATGACTGATCATATCGTAGTCGATCGAAACGTCCTGTTTACCGTCGTCGAGAATCCGGACTCTCTGGACTGGAACGCACGATTCTGCTACACGGCCAAGGAGCTCGAGGAGATGACGGCCGAGCTTGACGCCTTGGGTAAGCCATATCGAGTCTTCGGCCACGGCGTAGCGCCAGAGAAGGTGTGAGGAGAACAGAGATGATCAACGAGATCAACGAGCGGCTGCGCACCAAGATCAGATGGATCGATCGGATGGAGCGTGATCTTCAGCTCTACGACTCTCAGAAGACCGCGGTCGTCCTGACCAAGGACGAGGTGGCCTTCTTGGAAAGAGTCTTGCAGTACGTGGACGTTCTAGCTCGCGAGCTCGAGAGTGAACGCGAACTGAACGTGATAAGGAGTGAGACTTATGACTGAGATTGACATCCTAGATCGAGAGATCCGCTGGCAGGACGACCTATGTGTCGCCGAGTGGATCGACGCAGCCAAGGCTGATATCCAGCAGCTTCGCGATCGACACGGTCACCTGAGCAAGATGCTCGGCGAGGCCGCTGAGATCATTGATCAGCAGACTCGCGAGATCGGTGAGCTCCAAGGAGAGATCGAATCATACGACATCGAACGCAGGATGGAATATCGGAAAATGAAACTGTTTCTTGTAGAGGGAGTCGTGTTTCGCTGGTACGAAGGCGAAGACCAAGAGCGTTTCGAAGACACTCGACTCGTCATGGCTGAGGGCGAAACTGCCGCCAAGCGAAAGTACGAGAAGTGGTGGGAGGACCAGTATGAGGAGGAGATCGTCAGCTACTGCGCCTACGCCAATCAAGCCAAGGGAGTGATCGAATGACCGATAAGATGACAGATCTACAAGAAGCCGTAGCCGGAGTTCTAACCAACTACTTCGACCATCCTTATGATATGCTCCATAAGTATGTGGCTGTCGATATATTGAATGAGTTGAAGTATTATGATCTGATCGCTCTCGTTCTTGAGAGGGACAAGGAGATCGCTGAGCTCAAGACGCAGATCTCTTTCGAAAGAGATATCAATGCAGGTCGAGAAGATCAGCTTGAACAGGATATAAAGCATCTACGTGCGGAGCAACGAAAGAGAATTGCTGATTTCAAAGAAGAGATCGAAAAGAAAGAAGAAACGATCGCTGATCTCAAGCGAGACAACAAGTACTTTCGAAAAGAACTAGGCTTCTGGAAGGGATACGTGACTGGTGATCGGCATGACTATGAATATGACAGTTTGGAATGACTATGAATAATCAGCTCGTATACGTAGTGATGCAAAAATATCAGTGGGGCGAAAGCGAACTTCGTTACCCACGCTCGGTTTTCTTCGATTGTGAAGAAGCATGGGCATATTGCAAATTCATGAACAACATTACCGATCCAACTCATCGTAGTGGGTGGTGGGTCAATAGCTACCCCAGTTATTTAAATCCAGAACTGCCTGAAGGGGAAACATCATGGGTAGAAGCAGCAGAGAAGGCTAACAATGACTAAGACAGTTTATGTTGTAATGAAACAGGGCATCGATGCTTGGCCAAGTCATCCACGATCTCCGCATAAAGTATTCACCGACAAGGCTGAGGCAGAAGCATACTGCAAGCTAGCAAACATCACTCACCAGGAGAGTTTAGGTGCTGGTCCGTCTAACTATTACTTCTGGGTTGATTATCAAGACGATGTCGAGCTGGATCCACAACCGTACGAGGGAGAGACGTCATGGGTGAGAGCCGTCGCTGGCGGGTCCACGTCGACTACTGGGACGGATACGTAAACTTCTATGTAGGAACTCTCGAGGCCGCCGAGAAACTAAGAGAGAGGATGCTTCAGAAGCACTACGTCACGGAAGTCTACGTATCTGAGGATCACGGACCGGGCGGCCTGTCGTCCGAGTCGTTCAAGGATGAGATAGTCTAGGGGGGAGTGCACTTTATTGTGTACATCCCTCTTTCTTTTTGTTAAGATAGTCTTAATGGAAACGGAGACACACATCATGGAAAACGCGAATCGCTTCGACAAGAGCCTCTTCGACTATCACGGCGGCTACCTGACTTACGGGCAGGACCGCCGGTTCGTGGCTCGCTTCAAGTACCGCGGTCCGGTCACTCGGGCCAAGTTCATGGCCGCTCTGGTCAAGCACTACGATCCCGACTCCTACTTCCTTCGCCTGAAGGGTACTGCTCCTCTGCAGATCCTCATGGACGACGGGATCCTGGTGTTCGATCGCGAGGCCAAGGCCTTCACTCTCGACGGAAAGGTCCTCTGAGATGACTAAGAATGAAATCATCGCCATGCAGTTAGAAGAGATTCAGTTTCTTCGCATGCAGATGCAGCTGCAGAAGGCTCTCGAGGAAGAGTACAAGGCTGAGATCTCGTACCTTCAGAAAGAAGTCGGTATTCTCTTTAACGAACTCGAAGAGCGCACGCTGGAGAACGACGAGCTCTCTACTGAGCTCTGCTCGCTCAAGGGCCAAGTCGTAGAGTTCTTTGATGCCGACACGCGTCGGCCCTGGGAGGCTTAAGATGAGTAAGACGCACTACGTCACTACCAACTTTCTCGTGGATGAAGTGAACTACGTGTTGAAGCATCCCGAGTCGTCACGCGACGAGCGCCACGGCCTCATCACTCTCCTGGAGTCAGCTCTGTTTGAGGCAGGTGCCTATAACGGGTACATGTACCTGTCGCCTGATAGCTTGGACGTCGACGTGACTCCCGGCGTCCGCTACATCGACGGGATCGCGGTCTTTAGGGATACTGATCCCACTCGTCGTAAGTACACGCCCTCTTAGGAGAAGATCATGCTGACTTATGAATCTTTTAAGAAGAACGGATACAAGCAGTATCCAGTACCGATGTCTCGGGCCGCTCTCTTCCTCTTGCAAAAGACGATAGAGGACGAGGCTGGTATCAGGTACTTCATCTCGGTGGACGTGTTTCCGGCGTATCCTCACGAGGATCCCTACACGTATCACTTTCAGCCGATGGTGCAGTACCGAGCCGGCAACAATAAACACTCCATGCCAGTCGTCAACATGACGTACTTGGTCGAGCCAGACACATACGTCTATGACATCGAGGACTTCTTCGAGAAGGCCTGGAAGTTCATGGGTTGTCCATACTACGAGAGGAACGAAGATGCATAAAATGAAAGACTTCTTAGGTACTGACCTCGAGGTAGGCGACAGCGTCGCTGCCGTGTCTCCTCCGGGCGGCAAGCGCGTCCTAAAGCGCGCTCGAGTCCTCGCTATAAATGATAAGACAGCGACGATAAGGTTCTTAGAGGACGACGACAAGGCTCATCCTGAGCTTCGCGTCCACTATGCGGCGCCTAACTGTCTCGTAAGAATCACTCGTGTAACTATCGTATGAGGTTTCCATGCCTAGTGTCTTCTTGACGTCTGATACGCACTTCGGCCACGCTAACATCTGTAAGTTCACCACTGCGGATGGAGCGCCGGTGCGCCCCTGGGATGATCCTAATGAGATGGACGAGGCTCTCGTGGCTAACTGGAACGCGGTAGTCAAGCCAAACGACAAGGTATATCACCTCGGAGACGTCGTAATCAACAAAAAAGCGCTCAAGACGCTCGGTCGACTCAACGGAGACAAGGTCTTGATACGCGGAAATCACGATATCTTCGCTGACGAGCTCTATCTCGAGCACTTTCGATCGCTCCGAGGCTATCACGTGATGAACGGGATGATCTTGAGTCACATTCCGGTCCATTCCGAGTCTCTGGGGCGCTTCGGAGTCAACATTCATGGTCATCTACACACGAATCGCGTCAAGAAAGCGCGTGGAGTCGACGCCAAGAGCGGAAATGTGCTCTATTCTGATAAAATTGACCCTAGATATCACTGTGTGTGCGTAGAACAGACTAATTTCGCTCCAATTCTCTTCGAAGACGTCATCAAGAAGATAAGAGCAGAGGGTGGAGAGGTCGGTTTTCGCTCTGGAAATGAGAGGATCATGTAATGAATAGATTTGTCGTGTGTTTGGCGCTTCCGTTCGTCATCTGGGGCGCGAGTAAGGTCGATAAAGATCTGGCTTTCGCTTGCTTCTGTAGTGCTCTATTCTATGTAACGTGGGCTGTAGGCATGGCTATACATGAATCGCATGAACGAACTCTTAATAACATCAAGGAGCGCAATCATCGGTTTCAGGAGGATCTTTGGTTTCACCAGCGAGAACAGTCTCCTCCGGTGAAGCCCAAGGAGTGGCATGAGTCTTCGAATGGTGGAGATTATAAGAAGTTCTGATCTCAATCCGTAAATAACTATGTACATCTGCGTTCAACATGGTATAATAGTCTTTACCAAACAATGGAATATGAAGATGACAACTGAAAGAATCACTGAGCTCGAGCATCTGATAGCCAATATCATCGACGACATGACTGGTTATGATCATAGTCGAGATCGCGTCGAGAGTATTGCCCGCATCGTTCTAGTCAGTCTGATGGGAGAATGTAAGAATGAGATCTGACAAGATGGCTACGCTGATCAAGCGCAGGGATAACATCGCGAAGATGCTCGTACAGACTACTCTCGTATACAATCAGATGCGTGTAGATATGATCAAGGAGACGGCTCTGCTAGAAGAAGCAGATGACCAGATCGTAGCACTGGAGACACTGGAGAAGAACTATGGATCTAATTGAGAAGATCGAGCACGTAGTATGGGGTATGGACGTCGGCTTTCGTACCATCATCGCGATTCTATTCATTGTGGCGGTCACCTGCCCCGAGCTAGTCGGCAAGTATAAGGCCACGCTCGATAATACATACGACAAGTATCGCACTTACAATGACTCAACCCTTCCACTGGACGTGAACTGATATGGCTAAGATGATCATGGTAGACCCGCCCTCTGGGTGGAAGTATGGCTTTCCTCGGCCCATGCCGGCGGAGCTTCGTCAGGATGGCGTCAGTGTCATCCCTTGGCTCGTTGAGAATGGCTATCCGCAGGCTGAAGTCGACTCTTACGGCAAGCACTTCTACGTGCGCTACTGGGAGCAGGACGTCAATGAAGAGTGAAGAGCTCAAGGAGCGGCTAGAACGGCTCCAAAAAGAGCTTAAAGATGCTGAGTACACGCGAGACTACTGTTACGACGAGCTCGAGCGCGCTCAAGACTCATTTGACAATGCAGAAGATGCCGTAGAACGTCTCGAAGAAGAGATCTACGACTTAGAAGATGAGCTCGAAGAGGCTCTCGCGGAAGAAGCCGCTGGTGACCCGGAAGAGCTCGAGCGCTACTACGCGGCTCGAGACAAGAGACAAGAGGATCTAGACCTATGAAAGAAGTTAAAGTCACCAAGTTCGTGTCAGACGATCGAACTAAGACCGCAGAAGTGATTCTTATCGATGGTATTCCTAGCATACGGATGTATGAGGGCGATGATCCCGTCGGTCAAGAAGACTTTCCTGACAACACTCTTCAGTACGCCGCAGACGCCGCTGAGAACTACGTCTTAGGAATCAAGAAGCCATGATTAATCTTATGTACTTTGCCGCCTCTTGTGGTATAATCACTCTAGGAGTGTATTGGATTATCGCAGGCTTTAACGACTGGAAGTGACCATGACGACAATTTTCGAAAAGAAGTACGTGTACATCGTGACGATGACCGAGATCGTCGACGACCTGAGTATCGACAACGTGCTCAAAGTGTTCAACGACGCTCATGATGCATATGACTATGCCGATGCCGAGCGTGAGATCAATGATCCGGCTGAGTATAAGTATCGTGTCGACCGTCATCAGGTGCTCTAATGACAAAAGAATATCAGAGTCTTAAGACGGCTATTCTCAATGTGACTCATCCGTTTGACGGTGAACGCATCCGGCCGTTTCTAGGTAGTTCAGTGGATCCTATATGGGATGCTCGGAATCAAATTGAATCAGTAGATCGTCAGCCAAATGAGCACGCGCTTCGGCAGGATGAGTTGATGCTCCTGAAGAAGCTCATGGTCACCTATGAAGACAACGACTTCATTGACTATCTAAATTCTCTACATCATAGCAAGAGGACTTAATGTCATGATCGCGACAGCCATTCAGCGTGGAAATCAGGTATACGTCTACGGAGCTGACGGCAATGTCTTGACCACTATTCCGGGTGAGCTCAAGTCTTATACCGGTGATACCGTGTCGATTCAGCGTGGAAAGCACATCTACGTCTCGAACGGCAAGGGTCAGAACGTTCGGACCTTCCCCGTGTAATAATAGGAGGACATAGTGATTCGATATGAGTTCATTCCAGTATGGTTAATAGTATTTGCTGCTTTAATGATAGTCATTTTTAGTGCGGCCATGATGATTAACTTCTTCATTGCAATTTCTTTCTATAAAGTCTACGTAGTAGCTACGTTGTGTGCTTCTGCCGGCTCTTATTGCGCACATAAGTACTGGCCGTAAGATCATGAATCTGTGGTACTACTGGTGTAAGGCCATCGGCGACAAGGCCCATTCAGAAGACGACAAGGCTGATAGAGTCGCGATTATCAGGACCATCATCGTCTTGTCTTACATAACTACTAACATGTTTATCATAGCTGGAGTAATAAGACATTGGTAATGAATTCGATCGACTATCACATGCTTGCCGCTTTTCGGCATGAAGTATCAAGCTTAGAACAAGGACAGATACTGACAAACGGTAACGACGGCATACAAGAAAGTATAGATACAGTTATTACTTACATGAAGAGTCGAATTCATGAGCTCGAGCGAAAATTCAAACAGAGTTAAGATCTACTATGAAGAAGTCGTAGAGTCTGGTCCAGCCGAGATGGACGGTGCTATAGCCGGTCTATTCATCACACAGGGCGACGCTTTCGCCTACGCCATGACTCTAGAAGATCTTCTCTTAGTCAATGACGAGTTAGCAAATCCATTCCATAAGCCAATCGTAGAGAGACTCATCGAGAAGCTAAGATCTTGTGTTGACAATTCAGGTTGGATAGTGTATACTGAAGAAGAATAGTTCCCGGATCGTCTAATGGTAGGACCGCAGACTCTGAATCTGTTTATGGTGGTTCGAATCCATCTCTGGGATCCAACATAACAAGGAGTATGATGCGTACTAATATCATGGGTAAGCTTACATACTCGGTGATTCGAATGGCTAAAGATAAGAACTCATACGGCATCCTCGAGACTTATGATACGTATGAAGAAGCATTTGAAGCGCGTAAGAAATATGACGAAGAGTTAATCATTGGTGGCTTAAAGCCAGATAGCTATAGTGAAGTAGAATAGATCATGGTCCTGTGGTGTAATGGTCAGCACGAGTCGCTCATAACGGTTGAGGAACGGGTTCGAATCCTGTCGGGACTACCAAACTTTAACATGGAGAGATATGATGGGTAAGAAGAGTCAGACTAAGACCGCCGGCAAACAGTCAGCCGGTATTCACTCTACTGCTGATCGCAGCATTCTCAAGGCCGTTCGCCGTACCAAGACGACCGTCGAGAAGCGACTGGATCAGATCAAGGCTTGGAAGAAGGCCAACGGCGGCAAGAACGATCCGTGGATTACCATCTCTAATCCTAATACTGCCGAGACCAAGAAGCGCTTCATTCGCGTCAAGGCTTGTACGGTGTGGGGTAGCCCGAAGTTTAAGCACAAGCCTGCTAAAGAAGCTATTGATGGCTAATTATATAGCTTATCTAAGGAGACAAAAGATGTCTAAGTATACCGTCAAGGTGAAGCAGACGCACGAAGTCAGTTACGACGACGCGTGTGAACTTCTAGTTAACTTTCTAGAGCAAGAATATGATGCTCTGACTAGTCAAGTCGCTTTGTATGAAGCTCAATACGCCGATGAACCTCGTGATTATCTTCGACACGACATCGAAGACACTAAGAAGACAATGGCCGGAATCGAAGCCGTCCTAGACTACTATAAGATCCCAATGTAGGAATCCTAATATGTACGTTAAGATGAAGCCTTATCCAGAGTTCATCGGGCATCGGCAGCTCGCCGATCTCGTCTTCTTCTGGATCAAGGATGACGATGATCGCGAAGAAGATACGATCAAAGATAAGTTTGCTAACTGGCTCTATGGCAAACATGACGAGCACACTTGGTTCTATAAGATCTGTAACTGGATCTACACCAAGCGTAGCGAGCGTCGAGTCACTATTCGTATCGACAAGCACGATACTTGGAGCATGTATAGTGACTTGGCTCTTATCATTCTTCCTTTGCTGAAGGATCTACAAGCTGTTGGGCACGGCGCACCTCACGTCGATGACGTCGATGTTCCTGAGTATCTTCGTTCTACGACGGCGCCGCCAAAAGAAAATGAGTGGGACCTAGACGATAGGTGGTTCGATCGTTGGGAATACGTCCTCGAGGAGATGATCTGGGCTTTTCAAGAGATCGTCAATGATGGAGACTTTGAATATGAACCCAATTATCATATTCTTCCTGATGGATCGCTTGGCGAGTACATGTATGACGAAGCTGAAGAATACAATGCTCGTATTCAGAATGGAACCATACTGTTTGGCAAGTACTTTCGAAATCTATGGTGGTAAACATGTCAGCTGAAGATAATCCCGACTGGTGGAAGACTGGTTTTGACGATGACGGATGGGTAGAAGAACTAGTCAAGAACTCTGACTACGATACTCGTCTGGCCATCACTGCTTGGGTGTGTAAGAACATCATGGATCACGCCCGCGAGGGTGGATCATATCGCTATCTAATCTATGATCGCTTAGGCTTTGATATGGATTCATATGCGGTATTGCAGATGGCTGGCGCACTAGATATCTCCAATCTGTTCGACATTCAGAAGATGGAAGATATCGAGAATCACGTTCGAGAAAACAAGATAGAGTCTATCAAGACTCTCGTTGGTCTCTGTGACGAACCTGAGTGCTATAATGAAGCCGGATGTGGATTTCCTGTTACTCAGAGTCCAGGTTATCGTTGGACTTGTTACGAGCACTCATCACTGAAGCAGAGGGAAGAATCAAGATAAATAACTACGTCTCCCACAAACGAGAGAGCGTCAAATGGATTCTCCAAAGTATAGATCCATCTTCATCAGTGACGTTCACTTAGGTTCGAGGGGATGTAAGGCAGAAGAGCTCTGCAACTTTCTCAAGCACAACACGTCAGAGAATCTATATCTGATCGGTGACATCATCGACGGATGGAGACTCAAGCGTAAGTACTACTGGAATCAGAGTCACTCCAACGTGATTCGCAGGATTCTCACCGCAGCTAAGAGAGATACGAAAGTACACTACATCGTCGGCAATCACGACGAGGCACTTCGACCGTTTCTAAGATACGACATCGCCCTTGGTAATATCGACATTCTTAATCGTCACACGTACTGGGACTTACACGGCAGACAATTCCTCGTGGTCCACGGCGACATGTTTGACTCCATGATGCGTCACGAGAACAAGTTCTGGATGAGCATCGGCGACGTGCTCTACGACATCTTAGTCGTGATCAACACCAAGCTCAATCACATTCGAGTCGCTCTCGGAATGGAGTACTGGAGCATCTCTGCTTTCCTTAAGAAGAAGACGAAGCAAGCTCTGGCTTACATCAATCGCTTCGAGGATCTAATCACCGAGTACTGCAGCAAGAATAACTATGACGGTATCATCTGCGGTCACATTCATACGGCCGAGATAAAGCTCATAGACGATACCATCTACATGAACGACGGCGACTGGGTAGAGAGTAAGACTGCCCTCGTAGAGACACATGAAGGTGTTTGGCAAATACTCGAGTATCAAAAAGACGGTACAATGAAAGTAATTAGAGAATACTAATGATCTGCATAGTAACAGACGCGTGGTCGCCACAGATTAACGGAGTCGTTACCACTCTCGTTAATCTAAAAGAACAGCTGGAGAAAGATGGGCACGAGGTCTTCGTCATCGAGCCCTCTATGTTCAAGTCTTTCTCGCTGCCCGGATACAAAGAGATTCAGATCTGTTACGAGTTTCGTCAGATCAGAAAGTTACTAAAGTTTTACAATCCTAAGCACATTCACATCGCCACTGAGGGTCCACTCGGTCTCGCGGCGCGCATGTACTGCATACGCAATAAGCTACGATTCACTACTTCTTTCCATACCAAATTCGCTGAGTTCATTAAGGCTCGCATTCCAGTGTTTCCCCTCGGATTAGGTTACGCTTATCTGAAGTGGTTTCACTCAGCGTCTTCGCGTGTGTTAGTAACAACCAATTGCATGAGAGAAGAGTTAGAAGCTCGCGGCTTCAAGAATATGATCGTGTGGACTCGAGGCGTAGATAGAAGTATCTTCAAGCCGAGATATGCTAAGAGTAAGAAGAGCTTAACGATACTCTACGTAGGTCGAGTGTCACACGAGAAGAACATAAAAGATTTTTGTAGGATAAATCCTTACAACTTTGGTCGTAATAACGTGCACGTCATAGTCGTAGGCGACGGTCCAGCCAGAAAAGAACTAGAAGGTCACTGGCCACACGTCGAGTTCGTTGGAACCAGAACTGGAGAAGATCTTGGACAACTTTATCGTGATGCCGATATTTTTGTTTTTCCTTCTACTAACGATACTTTTGGTGTTGTCCTTATTGAAAGTATCGCTTCTGGTACTCCCATTGCTACTTATCCTGTTACTGGTCCAAAATCTATAGTGATCGAGGGCGTCAACGGATCGATGGACGAGAATCTAACAGTAGCGGTTGCGAACTGCCTTGACATAGATAGAAAAGCAGTTTATGATACGAGTAAACAATATACATGGGAAAGATGCAAAGAGATCTTTCTAGAGAATTTGATACCAATTCAAGGTGAATGATATGACTGAGTATCCCTTCATTAAAGTAGCTGAGCTTCCAAATCAGACGATCTACGCGAAGCGTACTGATGCCGGCGGAGTAGCTTACTATACGGATCAGTATGGTGCTGAGTGTCTGATCGTAGACATGACGACTACTGACGAGTTTACTCTGAAGATGATCCTTCAGCTCCATAAGCACCTAGAGCAGAAGGCGCGCGGCTCTACTGGCACTCGCTACGACATCATGGAGATTAAAGAGCGAAAGAAGCAAGAAGAAGCAGCAACTAAGACTCCTAAGGCTGGTAGGATCGATCGCATGGGCCGCTGCATCAAGTGTGGCATCGTTCAGTCTATTACCATCGGATCTGAGTGTGACTTTTATGGATGTCCGCAGAAAGACTAAGCGTGTTTCGTGACGCCGACATTCCAGCTGAAAAGACTTATGCGCTGACGTATCTCTTACCACATGATATTCGACTACACGCATTTAAGTTGCACTCTCGCAACTATAGAGACGCTCTAAATATAGCCAAATGTGTGTGCGGTGAACAAGCTGTTAGATGTCTAATAGTAGTACATAAGAACTCCGCACTCTTTGACGAGGATGAATGATGGCATATATTTCGATTCCATACAAAGTCTATAAGCAGATCGCCAACTACATCGCTACATCTGACGTGCCAGAACACGCTAACGTTACTTTTAGGCACGAAGACTATGTCATAGAGTCTACGTATGAAGTTAAGATCTCTAAGACGCATAAAGATATTCCGGGATTTGAGGCCGGCATCTACGCCACCTTCTCAGATAGCGAATAAAGTTGTGTACATTTGATCTCCAATATGATAGAATAGATATATAGTGATGATCATGGAGAACAAGATGTTGAAGAAGACTCTGGCTGCTCTGCTCATCACTGGCGCGTTGTGTTCACCCGTTGAAGCTCGCGATAATGCAGGACTATACGTCCTCGGTGGAGTCATAGGTGGTATTATCATAAATGAGGCTATGCAGCCTCGCGTGTACGTACAGCCTCAGCCTTACTACAGGCAGGAGTACGTACCCGCTCCGATGTACTACTCACCTCCTCCAGTGTATTATCGGCCGGCTCCGGTGTGCAACTTAGAGTATTGGTACGATAGTTGGGGCAATCAGCACGCCTCGCGAGTCTGTTATTAAGTTTATGCTCTCACGGATGCACGTGCCCACGAGGCTAGTGGGCATTGGAAGATATGTGTTCCGGCACAAAAGGTCGTTCGAGTCGACTAGGGACTGATCATCCCCACGTGCATCCTTGAGAGTATAAATTATTCCTCGATAGCTCAGCGGTAGAGCTAGCATTTGTTATAAATAGATCATAGGTTGGAGACTTATGATCATGCATAAAAACGAAAAAATATCTAAATCTTTGAAAGAACATTTTGAAAAAAATGGTCATCATTGTAAAGGTAAACCGGGCTGGAAGCCAACTGAAGAACAAAAAGAATTAGCTAGATTAAGAACTATAGCTGCTGCAGATAAACGTGGTAGAGTTTCTGAAGAACATAAGAAAGCTCAGAATAAAGCCAATGTTTATGCTTGGCGCGCTAGAAAATATAACGCAATAGTTGAAAGTAGTGATCTTGCTTTAATTAAGAAGATATATGAGAATTGTCCTAGCGGGTATCACGTAGATCATATAGTAGCCTTAGCTAAAGGTGGGTTACACCATCAAGATAATCTTCAATATCTTCCAGTAAGAGAAAATTGCAAGAAAGGAAAAGATAGAGCATACGATGAAAGTAAAGCTCTATCTTGGAAAGAAATTATTCGGCGATAGCACTCTAGGTGAGCGCGCTCGGCTGTTAACCGAGAATAAGGTAGGTTCAAATCCTACTCGCCGAGCCAGTTTGGTAGCGATACTGAGAAGCATGGGGGACTTCCTGGCTGAAAGGTCGAGCAATGGGTTCGAATCCCATAGTATCATGCGGTGACGACCACAGCTACCAATTCAGTTTGGCGTAGAGAGTAGTTCAGCGGTAGAACTTTTAGTCGCTGGTTCGAGTCCAGCCTCTTGTCGGTGTAGTGTAGCGGTAACACGGCGGTCTCCAAAACCGCAATCTGGAGTTCGATCCTCCACACCTTCGCCATTCTTTAAGAAGTCAATCATGATAAGACACGCACGTGATAGTGACATCGATGTTCTAGTAGGAATGCACACAGTCTCATTCGAGACCGAGCGCATCACGCGAAAAGAGTTCCTCATGCACTTGAGGAGCAATCGAAGTCGAGTCACTATCTTTGAAGATGCACTTCCAGTCGCTTACTGCATAGGTGTGTATCTCTTTACGAGTAAGAGAGCGAGACTATACAGTGTCGGTGTAATGCCTGACGCTCGTAAGAGAGGAATCCTCTTATCTTTCTTGCAAGACTTCGAGAGAGACGCGCGTGAGAGAGAGTTAGAAGAGCTCTTCTTAGAAGTAGAACAAGACAACGAGAGAGCTCTTAACATCTACAAGAGATTTGGATTTGAACAGTACGGCATCTTTCCAAAGTACTACGAGAACGGAAAAGATGCGATTAGGTTAAAAAAGTTGTTGACACCTGCATGAATACGTGATAGAATGACTTATAACTTATGGAGAACGACATGTACACGGTAGTAGTCGAGAGTAACGGTATGGTTCTGGCTCGCGCAGACTTCAACAACGAGTACTCTGCGTGGAAGTACTGGGACAACATGCGTCATCGCTACGGCAAGACCGCTCAGCTGCGCTTCATGGCCAAGCCACAGGCTAAGATCGCTGCATGAAGAAAGTAAAGTACTCCTACGATAAGATAAAGTATAAGGCTGAGTTTTGGACTAAGTCGGGCATGGTTCCACTAGCCAGATCTCTTAAGAAAGACGGGATAGCGTACACATACATAGAGAACGAGAAGACTGGTATGTGTACTATATCTTGGGAGCAGTAGTTGCTCTAGAGTCAAGAGTTACCTCTGTATAAATAAACATACGGAGGTAACTATATGAAACATTGTAAACACTGTAATAGTGTATTACCAGCAGATAAAAGAGGCCTTGCTTGTAATACATGCAGAAATGGATTAAATCGTTATGGTCTAACAAAGTTAGATCAAATTAAACTTTACGAAAAGCAGAATAATCAGTGTGCTCTTTGCAAAGAAGATTTAATCATGTTTTCTAAATATGATGGTGGCTATATAGATCACTGTCATACTACAAATAAAGTACGTGGTATTTTATGTCATCCATGCAATACTACTTTAGGTTATTTGGAAAATAAAAAACTTAATCTTATTGTTTTACAAGATTATCTTAAGGTCTCTTAGCTCAGCTGGATCAGAGCAACAGCCTTCTAAGCTGTGGGTCAGTGGTTCGAATCCACTAGAGATCGCCAGATTAACGCAGGATGGAGCAGTGGCAGCTCGCTTGGTTCATACCCAAGAGGTCGATGGTTCAATTCCATCTCCTGCAACCAAAACGGTCCTTTAGCGTTGAAACAGACTCGGACGTTAGGTAATAATTCTCTCCCAGGCTGCAGCATCAATGGGAGACGCTTAAATAACTAACCGATGCCGGACTGCGACAGTGTCCGGAGCTATTCTTGGAGGGGCTGGGCAAAAGTGAGCCCAAGAGACTGTAAATCTCCCGCTTCGGCTGTGTAGGAGCGTTACCTACTCCCTCCACCAACTCTAGGATGATGATATGACTGAAGACGAAGAACTAAATGCGATCATCGAGTTTACGCGCTTTATAGATAAGAGGCTGGCTGATGGTGCTTCTATGGAAGAGCTAGATAAGCTCTACGAAGATCTGCATACGCTTCAACAGAACTACTATCTCGGAGAGCTTCTTGGAGAAGAGTGATGACTACCAAGTTTAAGACTGTTAAGCGTGATAAATCTGGTTATATTCGCGAATATAAAGATGGTTCACGCGCAACTTTTACTAAGTCTGGTAATGGTGGTCGAGCCAAATTGACTGGCGGAAGCCATGGTCGTACGAATAAGCGTAAGAAGTAAGTATGAATGATAATGAAAGACTGAAGAATCTCAGCGATCGAATAGATAGAGAGTCTTCACAAGAAGTACTAGATCACTTATATAACGATCTTTTGTTCATGTTACAAAATCGTTACATAGGAAAGTGGCCGAGTGTATTATACAAGTTGTGGAAGGGTGGCCGAGAGGCTTAAGGCGCTAGTCTTGAAAACTAGAGAGGTGAAAGCCTCCGTGGGTTCGAATCCTACCCCTTCCGCCAACATTATGGGGACGTGGTGAAATTGGTAAACACAGTAGACTCAAAATCTGCGGCTTTGGCTTGTCGGTTCGAGTCCGACCGTCCCTACCAATAAACAAGGACTGATAGCTCAGATGGTAGAGCAGCTGACTCTTAATCAGCGGGTCGTGGGTTCGATCCCCTCTCAGTTCACCAATTATGACTCCATCGACTAACGGTTCAGGTCATCACCCTCTCAAGGTGGAGATACGGGTTCGAATCCCGTTGGAGTCACCAACATCATGGAGATAAATGTGGGAAAGCATCTTAAGACCGAGATGGATCGTAACATGATTCGTGATCTAGCTCGCGAGCTTCATAAGCACGATCCAAAGAACGAGAAGCTACAGTACTACCTTTCCATGGACAATCATGAGGGTGCTGAACTTAGAAATTATATTAAGAACTAATCGGGGTGGTTCCCTAATGGACCCGCTGGGAGTCACGGTTAACTCCCACTCTTTTTATTGCAATAATCTGGAGAATATAATGCGTACGAATGTTCTAGCACTAGCAGCCGTCGCTGTTATGGCTTCTACTACCGCATTCGCTGGTTCTGTTACTGGTGAATACAAGATGGTTGATAGTTCAACTGGTAGTAACGCCGATGAGTTTAAGCTCGAGTACGGTGACACCGTCGGTCGATTTGTTAACTTTGGTGGTGAGATCTCTACCAAGCAGACTGAGCATCAGGGTGGTGTTGGTTCTAAGCTATCTGCTAAGGTTGGTCCGGCTCTTCCTTCAATCCTTGGATTTAAGCCTGCTGTATACGTCGAGGCCGGTCGTTCGCTCTCAGAAGGTAACGACTACAACTTCTACGGCGTCGGTGGTAAGGTGAGTCGCACGGTCTACGGTCCAGTAGATGCCAACGTCGGCTATCGTTATCGTAAGGCCGTCAACGCCGACGACCTCGTAGAGAATCGTTACAACGTCGGTCTATCTGCGAAGGTCGCTGAAGAGCTGACTGTCGGTACTAACTACTACGTCACGCGTGGTACTTCAGAGTCTGAAGCTGTAGGTCTGTCTCTTACCCGCAACTTCTGATAGAGAGCGACTCTCGAGATGCAAGACAACATGTCTCTTAGGATTAATCAACTCACCATCCTAGTAGCGTTGGTTCTTTCTACGGTATCGGCATACTTCTCAGTAGCGGGTATGGCGATTCTCTTCTCAGGAGCCGCAGTATCAGTGATGGTCATGGCCTCGGCTCTAGAACTAGCCAAGGTCATGGCCACTGTCTGGCTACATCACAACTGGAAGACTGTTCCTACACTCATTCGAGTGTATCTCTGTGGCGCACTGTGTGTGCTCATCTTAACGACTTCTATGGGTGCTTTCGGATACTTATCACGCGCTCACATCGAGCAGGCATCTTCATCGGCAGACTACACTCTACAGATCGAGAGTCTCGAGTCTAAGCTCAAGAATCAAGAGCTGACTCTGGAGGCGGCTCGGAGTAGAGTACAGGCGCTAAACGACATTCTCGAAAAGTCTAACGACAAGGATCGCGCGTATCTCAACACTCGTCAGAAGAGTGAGCGCGCTCAGTTAGATAACGACATTCAAGAGGCAGTCGCAGCCATCGAGCAGACGAATCAAGAACTGCTTCCTCTTCGTCGATCAAACAACCTGATTCAGTCGGATATCGGGCCTATTAAATACGTAGCAGAGCTATTTTACGGAGAAGAAGAGGCGAAGAAGCACTTCGACGAGGCTGTAAGATTCATCATCTTCTTCATCGTACTAGTGTTTGATCCTCTCGCCATAGTCTTGCTGATATCTGGTAACTACGGTCTGACGCGTACTCAGTATAAGCCTAAGACTCCGTCTCCGACTCGGCGTAGAAAGAAGAAGATCGTAGAAGTGGCGGCCAACAACATTCTTAGCTTTATGAATTGAGGAGTAAATCATGAATCTGGAAGACTTTTATCTAGAAGTCATCGAAATGACTGAAGAGCCAGACGAACTCGGTAATCATAAGTTGACCGTAGACTTGAATAAGGCCGCGGTCAAGTTCTTGACTTCTTACGGTCTAAGACACCTTCTCATCGCGTCGGCGACAGAAGCCATTAAGAATAACGAGATGTACGAGTCTGATATCTTCGAGAGTGGCTGCTGATGGACGAGACGAAAGAGATATTCAGAGCCATGAGCAGATACAGAGATCTCATGGCGTTATTTCCTCTGTCAGTGCAGAAGCTGATCGTGTCTAAACACGGAGACAAGCACAGAATAGTCAACGAGTGCACAGTGGAAGAGATTCATGCGTATTGCGATAAGATGCAAGAAGCTCTAGACGCAGAAGAGAAGAGACTCTACGACGTGTATGAAAAATTTTTAGCGTAGAGCGAAAATAGTTGTGTACATACTCTCTCGAGTGTGGTAGAATGAGAAAGTAAGCAATGGGCATCCTGCCCGATCATTATGGAGTGTGAAGTTATGAATACCGTTACGAAGACGAGCGCCCTTCTCGAGGCTCTCAAGGCCGGTGAGACTCTGACTGCAAAGCAGATTCGTAGCCGCTTTAAGTTCGCTTCGACCAACTCGGTCACTGCGACGATCGCTACTCTTCGCGCCGAAGGCTTCCCGATCTTTCTGAACACGTCGGTGAACAGCAAGGGCGTCGAGGTCAATCGCTATCGCCTCGCGAACAAGGCTCCTCGCGAGGTCATCGCTGCCGGTTATGCGGTTCTCGGTGCTGACGCTTACAACCGCTAAAACGGGTAGCGTAGGAAGGGGGCCGGCCATCGCGGGTGGTCGGCCCTTTTTCGTCTGTGTGTGATATATACTTAGCCTGAGTGAGAAGGAGATCAAGATGGAAAACGAATCGTTTGTATACGCCGTTGAGTTCGAGAAGATCCTGACGAAGTCTCACTATCTCAATGGTCTGACTATTCATGATCGCATCTGCTTCGTAGAGCGTGAAGACGCTCTCTCGTGGATCGAGGACGTGAAGAAGTTCGATCGAGGTGCGGTATACACTCAGCTCGAACTCAAAGAGATTGCGTGCTGATAAATAGAGTAAAAGAGGTCAGCATGAAATCATTCTCACGTTTCTTAGTCCAAGAGAAGACTACTCTTGAGTATCACGATACTCTTAACGAGAAGCTGTGGAAGAATGACGTGCTTCACGCCGACGTCAGAAAGGCTCTCATGAGATTCGCGTCTGCGTGGGCAGACTTCGCGAATATTCCAGACAAGGCCATCGAAGACGTCATCATGACTGGTGGTAATGCTAACTACAACTACACACCGACTTCTGACATAGACGTGCATCTCATCGTAGACAAGTCGAAGATCGGGCCTGCTGGTCAGATGCTCGACGACTATCTCTACGACAAGAAGCTCCTATGGACTCTTACACACAAGATCAAAGTCCTCGGATACGACCTCGAGCCGTACGCTCAAGATAAAGACGCGACGTATCCAGAGAATCAGGGAGTCTACTCTCTTAAGAACAATAAGTGGGTAGCCAAGCCAAAGCAATTGGGTCTAGACTTCGCGAACGACAAGACAGTTCAGAAGAAGGCAGATCACTACGAGAAGACCATCGATCACATGATCAAGCACAAGATGGCTCTTAGCGTGTTCGAGCATCTTCGCAAGGAGATTCGAGACATGCGAAACAACGGGATTGCGGCAGGAGGAGAGTTCGCTCCTGACAATCTCGTCTTCAAGGAGTTGCGTAACCGTGGTGCTCTTAAGCGAATGGACGCCTATGAGAGCACCAAGAAAGATCAAGATCTTTCGCTGTAGAGTATTGACAATCACAAACTAACTACTATATACTGTGTGTGTCGCCTACTTGGGACGCGCTCAGTATAACCTTGCTTTCACAGGAGGTCTAAATGAGCAAGACAATCGACTTTGTCCGTGTGTTCCCCGGTACGACATTCATGATCTTATGGTTAATCACCGTATTTTCGTACTATCTCGTCTAATGGAGGGAACTATGGCAACAAATCTTTTCTCACTCGCCAATAACGGCATCGGTTTCGATAGCATGTTCGATCGATTCGAAAAGCTACAGGCCGACATGCTTCAGAATACCAATAACTATCCACCCTACAACATCAAGAAGGTGGATGAAAACAAGTACGTCATCGAACTGGCCGTCGCCGGCTTTGGTAAGCAGGATCTGGAGCTAGAGCTTCAGGACTCCACTCTCACCATCAAGGGTAACACCACTCTCGACACCGTACTGAAGGACGGAATCGACGTCACTTATCTACACAAGGGTATCGCTAATCGTAACTTCACACGTAAGTTCACGCTCGCCGATAACGTGGAGATCAAGAACGCACAGTTCATCAATGGTATGCTGAAGGTCTGGTTAGAGAGTATCATTCCAGAGTCTAAGAAGCCTAAGAAGATCGATATCTCTGAGCCTAAAGAAGCAGAGAGTAAAGAGCTGTTGACACCTTCATCATAGCATGTTACTATAACTGGGGAGACAAAATCTCCCCAGTTTCTTTATGGGATCGTGATGAGTTACTTTTATACAAATTTTCATCTCTTTAAGAATAATGTGATGCTTCGCGGCTACAAGAACGGCAAGGCGTTCAAGCGAAACGTTCCACTCAAGCCGTATCTCTTCGTCAAGTCAAAGAATAAGGCTTCGAAGTATGCCACTCTCAGTGGTGATCCTGTCGAGAAGATCAACTTCGATAGCGTGTACGAGGCTCGCGACTTCCTCAAGGAGTATCAAGATAATCCCGACATCTATGGCCTCACTCATTACGTCTACGCCTACATCAACGACGAGTTCAAGGGTGAGATCGACTACGATCCGAGTCTGATCTCTGTGGTCAGCCTCGACATCGAGGTCGCGGCTGACGAGGGATTTCCGGACATCTATCGAGCAGACAAGCCAGTGACTGCCATCTCTGTTCGTAAGAACGGTAAGAGCGTAGTCATGGGCTGTGGTAAGTACACCTCGAAGTCAAAAGAAGTGATTTATGTCGAGTGTAAGGACGAGAAGAACCTGCTCGGCATCTTCTTGAATCTGATGAATCATCCTGACTGGATTCCTGACGTCATCACCGGATGGAACGTCGAGGGCTTCGATATCCCGTATCTCTACAATCGAATCAACAATCTCCTCGGTAGCGATAGCGTGAAGAAGCTATCTCCGTGGGGTATCGTCGAGGAGCGTGAGATCGTACGAAAGAAGACTGGTACTTCTCATAAGGTCTACGAGATCGCTGGTGTAACCACTCTAGACTATCTCGAGCTGTACAAGAAGTTCTCCTTTACCAATCAAGAGTCTTATCGCCTCGATCACATCGCTAACATCGAGCTCGGCGAGCGAAAGCTAGACTACTCAGAATACGACTCTCTGCTCGAGCTGTACAAGCAAGACTATGAGAAGTTCATCGACTATAACTTACACGACGTAGTGCTAGTCGATCGTCTCGAGGATAAGCTCGGTCTGATCAAGCAGGTGTTCGCCATCGCATACGACGCGAAGGTGAACTACATGGATACGATGACTACGGTTCGTCCGTGGGACGTCATCATTCACAACTATCTCATGAGCAAGAATATCGTCATTCCTCTCGCCGAGAAGAAGTCACTCGACTCTCCTCTCGTCGGTGGATACGTCAAGGATCCTAAGATCGGCATGCACAAGTGGGTGGTATCGTTCGACCTGAACTCACTCTATCCACATCTCATCATGCAGTACAACATCTCTCCTGAGACTTATGTCGGAAAGAACGTGGTACCCACCATCGACGAGATTCTCGCTGGTCAGACACCAGATATTCCTGACGGCGTGGCCATCGCGGCGAATGGATGCATGTATCGCAAGGATCATCAGGGCTTCTTGCCAGAGCTGATGCAGAAGATGTACGACGATCGAGTGTTGTACAAGAAGAAGATGATCGAGGCCAAGCAGCAGTACGAGAAGACTCCTACTTACGAGCTCGAGAAGCAGATCTCTCGATATCACAACCTTCAGTTCGCTAAGAAGATCCAGCTAAACTCCGCTTACGGTGCCCTCGGCAATCAGTACTTTCGATGGTTCGATCTAAAGCACGCCGAGGCTATCACCATGTCTGGTCAGCTGGCCATTCGATGGATCGAGACTCGAATGAACGTCTTCATGAACAAGATGATGAAGACGAAGAACAAGGACTACGTCATCGCCTCTGACACCGACTCGATCTATGTGGTCATGGACGACGTCGTGCAGGCGGTGTTTGGCAGCGAGACCGAGGTGACGACTCACGAGAAGATGAAAGAGATTAGTACCGCTCTCGACAAGTTCATCGAGTCTCGTGTTCAGACTTTCATCGACATCGAGTATCAGAAGCTAGCTGACTTGATGCACGCCTATCAACAGAAGATGAAGATGAAGCGTGAGTCGATCGCCAACAAGGGAATCTGGACCGCGAAGAAGAAGTACATCCTCAACGTGTGGGACTCCGAGGGTGTGCAATTCTCCGAGGCTAAGTTGAAGATGATGGGTATCGAGGCGGTTCGATCGTCGACTCCAGGCGTGTGTCGAGATCGAATTAAGAAAGCTCTTGACATCATCATGAACGAGGACGAGGCCTCGCTCATCAAGTTCATCGAGGAGTTTCGTCTCGAGTTCTATGAGATGCCATACGAAGACGTAGCCTTTCCTCGTGGTTGTAAGGGCATGTCGGACTATCGCGATCGTAATACGATCTACAAGAAGGCCACGCCGATTCACGTCCGCGGCGCTCTGCTCTACAACAAGTTACTCGCAGACAAGAACATCACCACCGTAGAGACGATCAAGGACGGCGACAAGATCAAGTTCTGCTATCTCAAGATGCCTAATCCAATTCGAGAGAACGTGATCTCTACTCTCGGTCCACTCCCTAAGCAGTTCGGCCTAGAGAAATACATAGACTATGCCACACAGTTCGAGAAGAGTTTCTTAGATCCGATCAACATCATTCTCAAGGTGATCGACTGGTCACACGAGAGGAAGAATACGATCGACTCTTTCTGGGATTGACATTTACTATACTTCGTTATACAATGCACATATACATGGAGGATATACATGAGTATTTTAGATAAGATTAAAGCAGCGTCCACGATTAAAGACTCGGAAGTCCTGAGCGTATCTAAGTTCTTCTCGCAGAAGGACATGATTCAGACTTCGGTTCCTATGATGAACGTAGCACTCTCGGGTAGCTTCGACGGCGGCCTGACTCCCGGCCTGACGATGTTCGCTGGCCCGTCTAAGCACTTCAAGACGGCTTTCTCTCTGCTACTCGTCAAGGCGTATCTCGACAAGTACAAGGATGCCGCGGTTCTCTTCTACGACTCAGAGTTCGGCACTCCTCAGTCTTACTTCGACTCCTTTGAGATCGACACAGCTCGAGTCCTACACACTCCCATCACTGACATCGAGCAGCTAAAGTTCGACATCATGAAGCAGATGGACGGACTCAAGCGTGGCGATCGTGTCATCATCGTAGTAGACTCCATCGGTAACTTGGCCTCGAAGAAGGAAGTTGACGACGCGATGGAGGGTAAGTCTACGGCCGACATGAGTCGCGCCAAACAGATCAAGTCTCTGTTTCGCATGGTGACGCCACATCTGACGATCAAGGACATTCCCATGGTCGTGGTCAATCATACATACAAAGAGATGGCCATGTATCCGAAGGACATCGTCTCAGGTGGCACTGGCTCTTACTACTCAGCAGATAACATCTTCATTATCGGAAGGCAGCAGGAAAAAGATGGTCAAGAGATTGTCGGATATAATTTCATCATTAACGTCGAGAAGTCTCGATATGTTAAAGAGAAGTCTAAGATTCCCATCACTGTTTCTTTCGATGGTGGCATCTCTCGTTGGAGCGGTCTTCTTGACGTTGCTCTTCTTTCTGGGCACGTCATTAAGCCTTCTGCTGGTTGGTATCAGCGCGTTGATCGATCGACTGGAGAGGTGGTCGAGAAGAAATACCGGATAGACGACACAGACACTCGAGACTTCTGGCAGCCAATTCTACTGTGTCCTATCTTTCGTAAGTTCATCGAAGAGAAGTACACAGTCGGCTTTGGCAAGATCATGGAAACGACTGAGAGCGAGTAATGATTGAGAAGACCGTACTCACGCACCTAGTATATAATGAAGAGTATGCTAGGCGCACCCTACCATTTCTTAAGACGGAGTATTTTCAGAATCCAACCGAGAGACTCGTATTCGATCTAGTCGACTCTTATGTCAAGACCTACAATGACCTTCCCTCGAAAGAGGCGTTGGTCATTGAGCTCGACAAGAAAGACAACCTGAACGAAGCGGCCTTCAAGTCGGCAGTCGAGTACGTCTCTTCTATTGAGAAGGATGAGAGTAACATCGAATGGCTAATCGACACGACGGAAAAGTTTTGCCAGGACAAGGCGATCTACAACGCGATCATGGAGTCGATCAAGATTCTAGACGACAAGTCTGGAACATCAGCGAAGGGATCGATCCCGAAGATCCTTGCAGATGCCCTGGGCGTAAGCTTTCAGACGAATATCGGCCACGACTATCTGGAAAACGCGGACCAGCGGTTCGAGTTCTACCATAAGATCGAGGATCGAATCGCCTTCGATCTCGAGTTCTTCAACACCATCACGAAGGGTGGACTGCCAAGAAAGACTCTCAACATCATCTTGGCAGGCACCGGTGTCGGTAAGACCCTCTTCATGACTCACTGTGCTTCAGCGAACATGATGGATGGTAAGAACGTCCTCTACATCACCATGGAGATGGCCGAGGAGCGTATCGCCGAGCGTATCGATGCCAACCTTCTAAACACACGAGTCGACGAGCTGAGCATCCTACCAAAAGACTCTTACGACAAGAAAGTCGAGAAGATCCGATCGAAGACGGTCGGTAAGCTCATCGTCAAGGAGTATCCTACTGCCTCAGCCGGCTCGGCTAACTTCAGGTATCTACTGAATGAACTCAGACTCAAGAAGAACTTCGTTCCCGACATCATTTATATCGACTATCTCAACATTTGTTCTTCTAGTCGTATTAAGATGGGTTCTAATGTTAACTCATACACTCTTATCAAGACTATCGCGGAAGAGCTCAGAGGGCTCGCAGTAGAGTTTAACGTTCCAGTGGTTTCTGCTACTCAGACCAACCGGAGTGGCTTCGGTGACTCGGATGTGGGGCTGGAGAATACTTCTGACAGCTTCGGCCTCCCTATGACTGCTGACTTGATGTTCGCCATCATCACGTCAGAAGAACTGGAAGGCCTCGGCCAGCTGATGATCAAGCAACTTAAGAATCGATACAACGATCCTACTGTCCTCAAGCGGTTCGTGGTCGGAGTGGATCGATCTAAGATGCGATTGTACGACGTGGAGCAGTCTGCTCAGGTCGACATCCTCGATGATCGGCCGGCCTTCGATAAGAGCAAGTTCGCTGAGGAGGCGGACAATCGTAAGAAGAAGTTAAAAGACTTCTTCAACTAAGAGCTCCAAGCCATCGGATTCAAATCCGATGGTTTTTTTTGTCCAAAGCGCACTTTTATCGAAAATAAGCATGTACATACATAGGTAGCCGTGGTAAGATACTAATAATGGAAACGGAGGGTATCATGAGGAATGCGGTTGCAAAGGATCTTGGTACCTCGAAGTACCGCCCGCGTGTTGTCGCCTCTAAGAAGGCATACAACCGCAAGAAAGTTTCGAAAAAAGCCTGTACAAACGACTAAACGTGTGATAGAATCAATCAGAATCAAACATGGAGTTAATCATGGCGCATGAAGTTGAAACGATGGCCTACGCGGGCGAGACCCCGTGGCACGGCCTTGGTAAGCGGGTCATCGCAGACCTGACTCCGGCTCAGATGCTGGACGAGGCCGGTCTGAACTGGACCGTCGAGAAGATCCCCGCTTATGCCGACGTTCGCGGCAAGCAGATCTACGTCGGTAAGGACGCCCTGGTGCGTTCCTCTGACGGCCGAGTCCTCGACACGGTCTCTCAGGACTGGAATCCTGTGCAGAACGAGACTGCATTCGAGTTCTTCAATGAGTTCATCATGGCCGGTGACATGGAGATGCACACGGCCGGCAGCCTGAAGTCCGGCGAGATCGTCTGGGCTCTGGCCAAGGTGAAGGACTCCTTCGAGCTCTTCAACGGTGACAAGGTCGAGAGCTACCTGCTCTTCTCCAATCCTCACCAGTACGGCAAGAGCATCGACATTCGCTTCACGCCGATTCGCGTGGTGTGCAACAACACTCTTACGCTGTCTCTTAACAGCAAGAGCGACCTGATGGTTCGCATGAGCCATCGCAAGGAGTTCGACGCCGAGTTCGTCAAGAACACGCTCGGCATCGCCAACGAGAAGCTCGGTACCTACAAGGACATGGCTTCGTTCCTTGGCTCCAAGCGCTTCACGGTCGACACCGTGAAGGAGTACTTCACTGCGGTCTTCCCGGCCATGTCCTCGAAGAACGACAAGACCGAGAGCCGCGCGGCCAAGCGCGCCTTCGAGGTTCTGGACACTCAGCCTGGTCACAAGTTCGCTGAGGGTTCTTGGTGGTCGGCCTTCAATGCCACCACGTTCCTCATGGACCACGAGCTCGGTCACACCACTGAGTCGCGACTGGCCAGTGCATGGTATGGCCAGAACCGCAACCGCAAGGTCGTGGCTCTCGAGAAGGCAGTAGAGATGGCGGAGGCGGCGTGATGGCCGACACCGCTAGCAGCGGGGGGATCAGCTTCGGCGGTCTCCTCGCCATCGTATTCATCACACTAAAGCTCACCGGTTACATCGACTGGAGCTGGTGGTGGGTACTGTCACCCTTCTGGATTCCACTCGCCATCTTCTTCGGCGTGTTGATCATTGGCATGTTTCTGACAGTGATCACGGCTCTCATCTTCGGAAAAGATAAATAAGTTAAGAGCATTCTTAACATAAGAGAGAGATCATGGAAAGTCCGGTTATTCAGAGCCTTAAGGAAGTCTTGGCTGATACCTTCGCGATGTATCTAAAGACTCATAACTTTCACTGGAACGTCACTGGACCGGACTTTCCACAGTACCACTCGTTCTTAGAGGGCCTCTATAACGAGCTCTGGCTGGCCACTGACGCCATCGCAGAACACATCAGAGCCGCTGACGGATTTGCTCCCGGTAGCTTCACACGCTTTCAGGAGCTGACTTCAATTCAAGACGAGCTCAACATTCCCAGCTCTTTGGTGATGATGTCTAAGCTCCTCATCGATAACGGCATCGTCATGAATACCCTCAAGAAGGCCTACACCGAGGCGGAAGCCGCCGGCATGATCGGCCTATCTAACTTCTTGCAGGATCGTACCGACATTCACGCCAAGCATGGCTGGATGCTGAGGTCTATCGTACGTACTGCCTAATACATTTTTATTATGGAGATTGTGAATGCAGACTACTCTAATTTCTATGACGAAGCCTGTCATCAGCGAGTGTAAGACCGCCGAGGAGTTGGTGGCTTATTGCGCGCGCGTGTCTAATCCGGCTAATCAAGGCAACCACGGTACGGCCGGTAAGCTCTTGAAGTATCTGATTAAGAACAAGCACCTATCTCCTCTCGAGATGGTAGACGCTACCATCGAGATCATCACGACTCGAGACATCGCTCGTCAGATGCTTCGTCATAGGTCGTTCGTCTTTCAGGAGTTTAGCCAGCGATATGCCGAGGCTAACGAGTTCGTAGAGCCTCGCGAGGCGCGCCTGCAGGATCATAAGAATCGTCAGAACTCCATCAAGACTGATGATGATAAGCTACAGGGCACCTTTAACGTGCTTCAGGAGATCGCCGTCAACGCGGCCAAGGATGCTTATAAGTGGGCCATCGAGAACGGCATCGCCAAGGAGCAGGCACGTGCAGTACTTCCAGAGGGTCTTACGGTCTCACGCCTCTACATGAAG